CGTGTTCAAAGTTGTTTCGGCTGAGGCTTATTCCAAAGAAGGTTTGAACCCGAGCCGTGTCATTATGGATGAGTTACACGCCCACAAAAACCGTGAACTGTTTGATGTGTTCTCGTTGGCTATGGGTAACCGTGGCCGTATCGGACAACTGGTCGCTATCACAACTGCTGGGGTTAAGACTGACAGCACAGGGCAAGACTCAATCTGTTACAGCCTGTACCAGTATGGCAAGAAGGTGGCCGCTGGTGAAGTGGTTGACCCTGCGTTTTTCATGGCTTGGTGGGAAGCCCCTGCTGAAGCAGACCATAGGCTTGCTGAGAACTGGGAGATTGCTAACCCTGGTTATGGTGACATCGTTTCAGCAGAGGACTTTGCTAGTGCTGTACGCCGAACCCCTGAAGCAGAGTTTCGAACCAAGCGCCTAAACCAATGGGTGTCGTCACAGTTGTCTTGGTTGCCAACAGGCACATGGGATAGTTGCGCCGAACCTAAAGCATTAGACCCTGACGCAGAATACATTCTTGGTTTTGACGGTTCGTTCTCAGGTGACTCAACAGTTATTGTTGGCACACAAATCCCTAAAGGCGATGACCTGCCCTATGTGTTTATGGTGAAGGCGTGGGAGAAACCTGCAGGCGCAGATGATAGTTGGCGTGTAGACATCCAAGATGCTGAGAACGCAATCAGACAATTCTGTGCAACCTACAAAGTGCGTGAAGTTGCCTGTGACCCTTTCCGTTGGCAGAGGTCTATGGAGGTGTTGGCTGATGAGGGTATTCCTATTGTTGAGTTTCCCTCTACAAGTGCTAGGCGTATGGTCACAGCTTGCTCAAAGTTTTATGACGCAGTTGTTGAAAACCGTTTAACACATGACGGTGACCCACTACTTGCCAGACACCTCAGCAACGCTGTAATCAAAATTGACAATCTTGGCCCGCGTATCGTAAAAGAAAACCGTGCAAGTTCCCGCCGAATAGACGCTGCTGTTGGTGCAGTCATTGCGTATGACCGCGCATCGGGTAGACTTGAAGAGCAAGTCATTCCAGAGTTCTTTATCTAAGGGTGTTTATGTTAGCAACTACGCTGCAAATTATTGGTATCACTTTGGTGTCAGTTGGTGTTGGCCTATGGTTTGTCCCTGCTGGTTTAGTTGTTGCAGGTTTAGGGGTTGTCCTATTCGGTTTGGCTTTAGAGCGAGGTAAATAATGTTGGGTCGTTTGACTAATGAAAGTCGTGCAATAAGTTTTCAAACAGTATGGGGGTCAGGTGGTGACCTAACCCTAAGCAATCAAGCTGGTGTAAATGTTAACGCCCAAACCGCTTTCGAAGTTGTAGCGTTTTACTCAGCCGTATCCCTAATCTCAGACACCATCTCAACTTTGCCTGTTGCTGCGTTCCAAAATGTTGACGGCAACCGCGAACCCCTAACACCAAAACCAGAATGGGTTGACCAACCAGATGTTGACGCAACCCGTCAAGCCCACTACGGTCAAATCCTTGTAAGCCTCATGGTAGACGGCAACGCGTTCACCCGTGTATTCCGTGACAACCGTGGCGAGATAGTCAACCTAGTTGTCCTAGACCCACAAACAGTAACCATTCAACGCAATGGTCTGGGCAAAAAAATGTTTGTTATTGCTGGTGAAGAAGCGACCCTAGACAGCACACAAATCATTCACATAACAGATTTGCTAGAGCCAGGCGCATTGCGCGGCATGAGCCGTGTCTACAAGTTAAATGACGCGCTGGGCGTTGCGACTGCTTTGCAGTCTTACGCTGCAAGGTTCTTTGGTCAAGGTTCAACAACCTCAGGGGTTATTGAATACCCTGGCCCTTTGACAGGCGACCAAGCCAAGTCTTTGAGCGAAGGCTTTGACTCTCGTCACTCAGGTTTCCGCAAGTCTGGCAAAACAGGAATCCTGTCAGGTGGCGCAACTTACAAGGCGACAACTATCGCTAATGATGCAGCTCAGTTTTTGGAATCGCGCCGATTTGCTGTCGAAGAGATTGCCCGCCTGTTCAACATTCCGTTGAGCATGATGGGCATACCTGGTACACAGTCGTATGCCAGCGTGGAACAGAACGCTATCCAGTTTGTGACTCACACTTTGCGCCCGTACATTGAGAAGATTGAGTGGGCCTACAGCCGTCTATTGCCTGCTAGTGCGTTCCTAAAGTTCAATGTTGATGGTTTGCTACGAGGCGACTTCAACAGCCGTACAACCGCGTACAACAGCGCACTACTAACAGGCTGGTTGTCGATTGATGATGTGCGCCGTTTGGAAGATGCGCCACCGATTGAAGGCGGCAACATTTACCGTGTGCCTCTAGCTAACATTAATTTGTCTGGTGCTAATCAGGTTGAAGAGTCTGGCAAGGTTGAGATGGCTAAACAACTTATCTCTATCGGTTTTGAACCTGCTGCAACACTTGCTGCACTTGGTCTACCACCTATCCCACACACAGGTGTGCCTACTGTTTCGCTACAACCTGTTATACCAGGAACTTACGAAGGCTAACCATGGGGCTTAGTCAAAAGGTCTATGCAGTAGGGACAACGCCGACAACGGTTGTTGCACCAACTAATGACTATGTGAAGTATGTGTTGAAGAATCTGCAACCTGAAGTTGTGTTGGAGTATGCGCGTGACGGTTACATTTTCCTATTGGCAAAACAGTTCACTATTTCTAACAGCACATCAGTTTCTTTTTCAATACTGACTGGCCCTAATGGCGCACAGTTTGACTTCTACTCAATCATTTCAGATAAAGCCAATGTGTTTGCGGAACTTATTGAAGGCGCAACCATTGTTACTAATGGCGCAAACATTCCTGCCTATAACCTAAACCGCAACTATTCTGATGCACACAGTGCAGTGTTGAAAGCTGCAACATCTGTTACAGGTGGCACAACAATCAGTTCAGAGTTTATTTCAGCAACAAACCAATCTTCAGCAGCAGTATCCTCTGACAAAATCCATACACTAAAAGCAAACACACAGTATGCGATGAAGTTCACAAACCTTGGTGCAACAACTGATGTGTTCTTCCAACTAGGTTTTTCAGAACATTACAATGGCTTAAATGAAATCTGGTTAGACACACTAAATGACTCGTTTGTTTTAAAAGCGGGTGATGAACTGACTATGGAACTTCCACCGTTAGTTACCATTAATGCAGTATCAAAAATTAACAGCAACAAACTAGCAGTTATGAGGCTTGAATAAAATGCCGTTCTACATTGAAAAAGATAACGAAGAGTGCAAATCTGGTTGGGCTGTAACAGGTGACACAGGGTTTGTTCACGGTTGCCACACAACTAAAGAGTCAGCCATTCAACAAGCTATTGCTATTTCTATTAGCGCAGATGAACCGTTTGTTGGTGAACGCGCTGCTGTTGGTTTGTTGGAGATTGGTGACTATGTTTCTTGGGATGTTCTTGACCCTGAGATTTTGGCTGAGGTTGTGGCTGTTGAAGGGGAAATGGCTGTTGTCCAAATCTATGATGAGGAAGATGGCGTTTTTGAACCTAGCGATAAGTTGCTGATTATTAATGTGTTCAAGATTGATAAAGTGCCAAGGCCAGAGTTCACCACTGAGAAGTTGGATGAAGCGCCTGAACCTGAAACAGTTGCACCTACCCCTGAGCTTATGTATTTGAACCGTGCTAAGGCGTTGATTGCTAGGATAGATGCAAGAAATGAAAGTGATTCTATGACTGAAGCAGTAATGGATGAGGCTCGTGCTAAATGGTTGAAAGCCGCTTACGCTATCAAGTCTAAAATTGAAGGCACTGATAACCGTGCGTTGGGTAAGACTGAGGTTCGCACTAACCACATTGAGATGCGGGCTACTGGTGATGGTAGAACTTTCGAAGGTTATGCGTCTGTGTTTGACCAGCCTTCAGCCCCGTTGCCATTCGTAGAGTATGTCCGACCTGGCGCGTTCAAGCGTTCACTGCAGTCCCGTAACCGCATGATGTTGTTGTGGAATCATGACAGCTCTAACCCGTTGGCTTCTACCCGTAACGGGTCGCTACAACTCACTGAAGATAATGTTGGGTTGAAGGTCACAGCAACACTTCCTGACACAACACTTGGCCGTGACATTTCTGAGTTGGTTCGCACAGGCGTTATTGACTCAATGAGTTTTGGTTTTAGTGTGAAGCGTGACTCATGGTCTAAAGACGGTCAAACCCGATACTTAGAAGATGTGACCTTGTATGAGGTTAGCCTTGTTAGTACTCCAGCGTACGAAGGCACAGCAGGCACAGTATCAGTCAGGTCTGGTGATGTTATTTCTGCTGATGCTCTAGCTGATGCGTTGATGCGTATAGAGTCTGGTGAAGAGTTGAACCCTGAGCAGGGCGCGTTGATTGCAGATGTTATTGGTAAACTTGTCAAGACCCCTGAGGTTGAAGAAGTAAATGGCGACATTCTCGCTCTGAAACAAAAGAAGTTGCAACTACTAATGAAAGAGGCTATCTGATGGCTAACAAAGACGAAATCAAAAAAGCAATCCTTGATGTTGCAGGCAACCCTGACACAGGTGTTATCCGTGACATGGCTGAGGCATTTGCAGATGCTATTGTAGAACTTGACAAACCGACCAAAGAAGTTCGTGTTGTCGAAGCAAAAGAAACCAGGTAGTCTTCCCACTACTTTTCTTTCCCCCAGCAGGTTTACCCCCTTTTCTTGCTGGGGGTTTTTTGCGTTCTGTGTGGCGTATACCTGTGTGCTATAAACTTGTTAGCAGGTTCTGTGTTTGCACGGCCTCTAGTCTGTTCAGCGTAAGCGCGGCAGAATAACCCAAACTATCGAAAGGAACAACATGTCAGAGTTCATTAAAACTCAGGCTGAAGTTCGTAGCAACCTTGTTGCTCAGATGCGTGAAGTTATTGACTTTGCTGAAACTGAGAAGCGTGGACTAACTGCTGAGGACATTCAGAAGATTGACCGCATCGAAGCCGACATTGAGTCGCGTGACGCTGCTATCGCAACCGCACAGAAGGTTGAAGCCCGTTCGGCTGCTGCTTTCGATGCTGCTGCATCATTCACCCCAACCGCTGAAACTGCTCGCCAGTCAGACGCAGACCTTCTTCGCGCTATCGCCCGTGGCGATGTTCGCGGACAAGAGTTCATGCGTGAAAACCGTGCCGCAATCATCCCGTCTGCTAACACTGTTGGTCAGTCGTTCTACGACCAGGTATTCCAGGTTGCAACCCTAGTTGGCCCAATGCTTCAGACCTCTGAAGTATTTAACACCACCTCAGGCGAAAACCTTGTTATCCCAACTGTTACCGCTCTAAGCACCTCAGCACTAACTGCTGCTGGTTCTGCAATCGGTGAGAGCAACCCAACCTTTGCTTCAATCACTCTAGGTGCTGACAAGTATGGCGCTCTAGTTTCTGTAGCGAACGAACTTCTTGCTGACGCAGGTTTTGACATTCAGTCATACATTGCACAACAGCTTGGAACTTCACTAGGTCTAGCAATCAACACCGCCCTAACTACTGGTACTGCTGGTCTTGCAACTTCTGCAGGTTCTGTTGTTACTGGTGGCACTGGTGTTGGTGGCGCTGCTACCTATGAGAACCTAATTGACCTAGTTTACGGTATCGCTGATGGCGCTCGTGTACTTCCTGGTCTAGGTTTCCAGATGTCGAAGTCTGGTATCGCTGCTGCTCGTAAGCTCAAGGATGGCAACGGTTCGTACATCTGGCTAGACAACGCTGTAAACGGTCAGCCTGCACAACTTCTTGGTTACTCAGTTTACGAGAACCCTGCTGTTGCTGCTGTTGCTGTTGGTGCTAAGTCTGTTCTGTTCGGTCACTTGCCTTCATACAAGGCCCGTGTTGCTGGCGGAATCCAAGTAGCTCAGTCATCTGACTTTGCGTTCGGTAACGATGTCACCACCTTCCGCGGAATTGTCCGTGTTGGTGGAGGTCTAACTCACGCAAGCCATGTTGGCTTCTTCAAGGGTGGCGCTTCATAAACCCTGTCCCAAATCTGGACACCCCTCAGAGTGCGTAGGCTCTGGGGGGTTTCCTTTTGCTATGATTTAACTACCTCCTACGAAAGGTACACAAATGGGGAAAAAGAAACTTGATGGTGTTGTTAGCGTTTGGTCTAACAGCCCGAACCAACCAACAGGTTATGGTCAGCAAGCAGGTTACCTGGTTGACCGTTTGAAGCGTGATGGTGCAGATGTTGCTTCTATTAGCAACTATGGTCTTGAGGGCAATAACAGTGTGTATGAGTCCCCGTTTGGGACTGTGCCACATTATGCGCGAGGTTTTGACCCGTATAGCAATGATGTTGGCCCTATGCATCATGCTCATTGGAAGTCGCAGAACGATAAGAAACCTGACTTGCTTATTGGGTTGTATGACTGTTGGGTTATTAAAGGGCAGGGTTGGGATAATCTGAACCTTGGTTGGTGGACTCCACTTGACCATGTGACTATGCCTGCTGGTGTTGAAACTTTTTTGCGCAAAGACAATGTGACCCCTATTGCTATGGCCCCAAATGGGGTTAGGCAAATGCATGATAAAGGGATTGATTGTGAGTATGTGCCTCATGGCATTGACACCAAGATTTTTAAACCCACTGCAATGATTGAGGGTCAGCCTGTGCGTGAGTACATGGGGTTGACTGATGAGTTTGTTGTTGGTATGAACGCAGCTAACAAAGCGTCTGGCATGGTTCATCGTAAAGCGTTTAGTGAAAACTTGTTGGCGTTTAGTTTGTTCCGTGCCAAGCATCCTGATGCTGTGTTGTATTTGCACACTGACCCGTTGGGGTCTGCTGGTGGTTGGAACTTGTTGAAAATGTTGCAAGCGTATGGTATCCCGAAAGATGCTGTGATGTTTCCGCCTTTGTTGGATTACAAGTATGGGATGAGTAAAGAGTCTTTGGCTGGGTTGTATTCGGCTATGGATGTGTTTCTCGCCCCGTCTTATGGGGAGGGTTTTGGTATCCCTACTGTTGAGGCTCAGGCTTGTGGTACGCGTGTGATTGGTTCTAATTGGGCTGCTACCCCTGACCTTGTTTCTGATGCGTCTTGGTTGGTTGAGGGTCAGCCTGCGTGGGATGCAGCTCAGGGTGCGATTTGGCAGATGCCACTTGTCCCAGCAATTGTTGATGCGTTGGAACAGTCGTATCAGGCGGCCCGTGGTGCTTGTCAGACTTCTATAGAGTTTGCTAAACAGTTTGATGTTGACACTGTGTGGGATAAGCACTGGTTGCCAACTTTGGGCAGATTACTTAAATGATTCCTGTGCTGGGGTTTTGTACCCTGAAACGGTTTGATTTGGCTGAGAGGCTGATTCACAGCATTGATTACCCTGTTGAACATTTGGTCATTGTGGACAACTCTGGCACACAGGAATGGACTCCACCTGAGAACCCTCATGTGTTGAACCAGTGGGTGATTCGTGTGCCGTATGGTCTTGGGTTGGTGGGTGCTTGGAATCTTATTGTCAAGTCCACACCTTACGCCCCGTACTGGGTGCTGGTAAATGATGATGCTTGGTTTGAACCAAACTCGTTGAAGATTATTGCTGACAATGTGGACACTGACGCGTTGAACTTTGTGGACATTGTGCCAGCCTGGTCATGTGTTATTTTTGGTGAAGGAATGATTAATAAGGTGGGATTGTATGACGAAAGGTTTTATCCGCTCTACTGTGACGACAATGATTTGGAACGCCGTGTGGATAAGGCGGGTGTGGCGAAGAGGTTCATTGCAGCTAAGGTTCATCATGAAAACTCGTCAACGCTTAATAGTGGGTTCGCGGTTCAGAACTCGCGGTCTTTCATGGCTAATCAGGCGTTACTTGAAAGCAAAATTGCAGAAGAAGATTTTTCGTCAGGTGAGTGGACTTTGG